TGTAGTAGTTCCGTAGTGATCGGCTAAAGTTTTAAGGATTGGCACACCACGCTCTGATAATTGGTTAAGCTCTTCAGCTTGTAATTTACCCTTATTCAATGCTTTTGCATATATAGCGGCCATTTCATTTAATGGCTGGTTAGTACCTGCTGCTACATCACCTACCGCTTTTAAGCTATCAGTTAATTTGTCGGCTTGTATTCCTGCCGTCAAAAGTATTCTACCTGATTTAATAACCTCTGAGTTATTAAATGGTGTTACGTTTGCAAATTGGTTAAGGTCTTTAATAACAGCTTTTCCCTTTTCCATACTACCTAACATAGTACCAAAGGCTACCTCTGTCTGCTGCATAGCTACACCGGCCTTTAATATAGAAGATGCTACAGCACCAATGCCAGCCGCCGCTGCTGCTGCTCCTATCAGTTTAAAAGTAGAGCCTAGAGTAGAGGCACTTTTTGTAGTGTCCTTAGTCGCTTTGTCTAGGCCTTTCATCCTAGCGGTAGCGTTACCTTTTACGTCTATTACTAATGTACTCTTATGCTCAGCCATATTACCTTAAAACTAACCCGTTTTCTTTTTCGTCATAAAAGATATAATGTAATATTTGGTATAGTTCACAAAGTCTTTCCATGTTCTTGCTTACTACCTCGTCACTGTCGTTGTCAGTGTCTATTACTACATCTTCTTTAAAATAATAGTGAACTAAAGCACGTCTACGCTCTAGTTCACCAAATATGCTACCATCAGTACGACTTATTTTAAAGGACTTGTCGTACTGCTCTAAATCTTTTTTAAAGTCCCTTGTATGCCGTTAGTTAACTCTGTAACACCAGTAAAAGAACTCATTAATAGTGCTGCGTCATCTATAACCTTGTCTACGTCACCGTGAACTGTACAGGCCTTTAACACTGTTTCTACTGCACTTAATTGGTCTTGTTTATTAATCCAATTTAGAAACGCTTTTAACGTAGCCTTATCTACTTTACGTAAATATAAATCTACTGTTTCATCGTCACTCACACACTCTATCTTATAGAGCTTCGTGTATTGCTTAGCTAATTCTGCTAATTCTTGTTTAGTAATTTGTTTCGCCATACCCCAAATATAATTAAAAAAACAACAAAAAAAAAGCCCTACCATTAGTAGAGCTTTTTATTTCATTAGTGTTACTTATTACTTCTCAAAGTGTGAGAATATAAAAGGTAATTCTACGGGTATATCAGTGTCACCCTCTGCTACTGTTAAAGCGTCTTCTGTGAAGTCGCAGTTTTTAAGTACGTGGTTTAATGGAATACCATTTCTAGGAATCCAAGTGACAGTAATAGTAAACATAGGAATATCTAAAACATCTCTGTTAGGCGAAACGTCCCTAAGAGCTTCTAAGTCAGCTAATGAAAGTGTTAAACTACCCTCAAAAGTTTTTCTACCTCTACCTCTAGAAGTAGGCAAGCTACCTTGTCCGTAGTTATTCGTCTTTTCCTGGGTTGCTGTGTAGCTAATTGCTTTACATTCAGCTTTAGGGCTACCCAAAACAGTTACAACGATCTGAGACCAGTCGTAACTTTCGCCGTTAATTAATGGTAATGCCATAATATTAAGCTCCTGTTAATTGTGTAACAAACCCAATGTTAATAGATATTTGGCGAGCCGTACCCATTGGGACTAGGTTAATGCTCATCTCTATAGTAGAAGTAGCCAAAACGTCTTGCTCTGGGTCTATGATAACTTCAAAACCGCTTAACTCAGGCGTAGGCTTAGCCGCTTGCATAAGTTCTAATGGCGCTTCTGCCGTTGTCTTAAATACTTGTATAGTATCTTCAGAAATAAAACCTGTAACAGGGTCTACTTGTAAAGGACTATTAAGTAAAGGCCTCATAGCTGTATTAATATCTCTTATAGCTTTGTCTATAGTACGGTTGTTTTCAATAGTAGCATAGTCTGACGTAATAACCTCAGAAGTTTTACTATCATTATGAAATGTACCGTTACCGTCTACAAAGTTTTTAATAAAGATATACGCTTTATCATTTAACCCGTCTAAGAATGACTTAGATAAGTCTTTTAAGTCTTGGCCATTAGCTAAGAATGGGGCGTTTAACTCCACACCGTTAGTAAGGTTAAATTTCCCTACCCATGCTATTGACTCTGATACTTGTGATAAACTTACAGTTCCTAAAGTTGCACCAATACAGCTAATAGAATAACCTTCTGAAGCGTAAAGGGCTGCCCCTGCTCCGCTACCATCTTGGCCTATAACTACTGATACATTAGGACTTAATAAACTTGTTAAGTCTGGAAGTGTAGAAGCGTCAGCGAATAACTTAATATCAGCTGTAAATAAAACATTTAAGGGCTTCTCTGCTGCTTGTAATCTAGTTACTACAGTTTGCACTTTTGCTAAGTCAGTAGATACGAAAGGAACATCTAAAAAGATAGCTGCTTGTCTTACTTTACCCTCTGCAAAGTTTTGTACTAATTCTACTTCATCAAAAGTATGTGTAGTAGGGTCTACTGGTTTATTATATATACCTATATATAAATCACCTTTAGCCTGTATTCTAAAATACTCACTAATATGATACCATAAAACGCCAAAGTTAGCGTCACCTTCTACTATACCTAAGTCTTCAGCCTCTTCTAAGCTTCTTACTCTTTTGATATTATCAATCCCAAAACCTGTAGGTAATGAGTCAATATATACATTTAAACTACTTATATAGTCTTCACCTGGTAAGCTACGGCCTAAACCACCTTTTCCACGTGTAAAACTAATTCCTGGTTGTGCCATTATTCTTTAGTTTTTGTAGTTTTCTTTTTTGTTTTCTTTGGCGTAGCCTGCTTAACAGGTCGCTCTATTTTTAGCAATTTTACTCTAGCGTTTGAAGCGTGATTTCTTGCAAGTTTCTCGTTATGTGCATAGAAAAACTGCCCGTCTTCAGTGGCAAAAATAAACTCTAAATCCTCTTCTTTGATGAAGAAACCCACGGCTTTACCCGTGAGTTCCTCTAAATTAAAGATCATTTATTAAGCTGCTGTGTAACCTTGCACAATTGCACCGATACCTTTAAGGTCAGTTCTTAGAGCTTTAGAACCCATTAACTGCTCTGCAGAAATAACTACACCATAGTTAGTAGGTGAACCGTTACCACCATCACCAGACTCAGAGTACAAGTTAGCTGAACCATCAGCTAAAGCTACTGCGTTAGACTGCCAGAATAAAATACCGTTACAATCAGAAATAGCTTCTACTGCGCCTACTGCTTTAATAGTGTTAGCTGTTCCTACGTAAGTGTTAACAGTTGGTTTAACATAAATATCAAATCAGTATAACTTGTTAACAACTCCGTTTTGTTGCGTTGCTGCACCAAATCTATCAGCACTAGCTACAGAATCAGTAGCAATAAGCTCATAATACAAATCTACTGGCATAGTCATAACTCTACCTGACTTAGGCACGTTATCCTTATCTAGCATAGCTGCTGCGCTTCTAATATCATCCATAGTAACTAAATCTCTAGTTCCTGTAGCTGTTCCGTTTGGAAGTTTAGCCGTGGCCGCACCTGTAGAAGTAATAATTCTACCTGCTACCTCTGTAGCGTCTGCTGCCCAGTTGTAAAGTGTATGAACACCGATAGACTCTTTAATAGTCTCGATATGTTGACCCATTACAGAAGACCTTTTAGCGTATGAAGTTTGAATTTCTTCAAAGTTTCTAACTCTAATAGGGTCTGTAGTAAATGAATTTACGTTGTAAGTTCTATCTACATCAGTACGCTCTGTAATAGTAGCTGGAAAAGAACTTCTGTTAATTTCTGCTGCTGGCTTAGCTCCTGAGTTAGGAATGTGTACTACGTTCCCAACGATAAAACCAGAATGGTCTACCGATCTTGTTAGCATTTCGTTACCTTCGTAAAGTGTTTCTTGGATATCCTTTACCCATATTTCTTGTAAAATTCCCATAATATTATTTAGTTTTTATATTCTGCATCATACATTTTAGCGTATAATTCAGGGTTGTTGTTTTTGATTTCTTTTAATTTTGCAGGGTTGCTTTTTTCTAAGTCCCTAAATGATTCTACTACCTCTGCTACTTCGTTAGAAATAACCTTAGTAATGTCTGCTACTACTGTAGGGCTTGGTAGGTCGTTTAATACCTCTGATACCATACCGAAATTTTCAGTAGCACGTTCTAACCATTTCGCCTTATCTTCGGCTTTGATTTGTTTTGACTCAATTTTAGAATCAATAAAAGATTCGATTTTTGCA